ATGGTTGACTGGCGCGGCATGTTGCAAAAATCCCTCAAAGTGGCTTGGAGTCTCCTGAGCTTAATGGCCATTATCGGGGGGGCTCTATTCGCTCAATTTGCGATCAAGACGTCATTCAGTTCTAACGAAATTTTTGGATTTATTGGCGCTAGCATTGTCATCATACTCGGACTGGCAGCTTTAGCTGCAGTGTGTTACGGCGTGTGGAAGATCATCTCTACCGTAATGCTGTACTTGAATAATTCACGGTTAAAGATGGAAATCGAGCGCCGTGAGCTTGAGGACAAGCTGACCAGAAGGGATTTTGGCGGGAATTAGCGCTCGATCGTAGTCATTTTGCACCCTCTGCCTGGCCGTCATACCACGCGATCAGCTTCGCGATGGCGTTGTCACCTATTTCCCTATGCCGGCTCAGATAGTGCCGGAGAATCGTCTGGATGCTCTGGTCGCTGTGGCCGGTGATCTGTCCGATCTCCGCGTGCGTGCAGCCGGCGCGGGCCAGCCAGGTCACGCTGGTGTCGCGCAAGTCCTGGTCGCGGGCGTCGCTGAGGCTCGGCATGGGCGGGATGATCCATTCGCCGCCCTGGGCGTCCTTGACGCCGGCGGCGGCGGCCGCGCGGACCTCCGCATAGACGTGGCGATACCAATCCGACTTGAACGGCGCCTTGGTCTTCTCGTCCACGATCAGCTCGAGCGGCTTCACCTTCCAGTCCAGCCGGCGCTTGCGCGCCTGGTTGATCCGCTGCTCGAGCTCCGGGGCCTGCCTGATCTCGACGATGGCCTTTGTCTTGCTCTGTTGGAAGACGCGGCGGCCGTCGATCAAGCCGCGGTCGACCAGCTCGAGGCGGTCCTTTTGGCGCTGGCCCGTCCATACGCCCATTATGATGGCGTCGCCGATCTCCGGGCGGCCGATGGCGTCGGCCGTCGCGACCAGGTGGCGGACCTCCTCCGGCGACAGGCAACGCAGGCGCGCGTCGGGCATTTCCATGCCGAGGCCCTGGCAGGGGTTGGCCGGCATTTTGATGCGGCCGCGTTTCAAACCCCATGAAATGGCGCTCGACAGGACGGCGACGGCGCCGCGCGCCGTAGCGATTCCCTTGGCCGCCCAAAGACGTTCGTAGAGGTCATAGACGATCGGCTTTGACAGGGCCTCTACGGGCGCCGACCAAATCGCCTCGTCGAACTTGGCGATGGAGTCGGATTTCTGGCGGTAGTCGCGGACCGTCGCCGGCGCGGCGGCTTTCTGGCGGCGCTTGCCGTCCTCGACGGTTTCGCCCTTCATGCGCGGCGACTGGAAATAAAGCTCGAACAGTTCGGCGACGCTGATGAGCTGCGCGCCGCGCGCCCCGACCAGGGCGGGCAGGCGCTTCTTGCTGGCGCGTGCGGCGGCGGCCTGGGCGCGGCGCTCGGCAATCTCCTTCTCCTTGGCGTCCGCCCAGGTCTTGGCCTCCATGGCATCGAACCATTCGCCTTTGGGGCCGTGGCGCAAATCCTCGCCTTTGAAGCCGAGATTACGCAATTTGGGGCCCGGTTCGAAACGCGGGCGACCGTCGCGCCATTTGATGTGCGTGATTTGGATGGTGAGCTTCGCCATGGTCCTCTCTTCCCTCAGCGAAAGGTCGGCGCGGGCGGCCGCGCCGGTGGGTGTTAATTCAGGGCGGTCGGGCGCACGATGGGCGCGACCGCGGCCGGCTCGGCCTCTTCGTGCTCCTCAACGAAGCGCAGTAATTCGTGGCGGAGATAATCGAGCCGGCATCTGTCCTCCACGGACATGCCCTCGCGCGCCTTGAACATGAGGGCTTCGGCCGCGAACAGCACATAGGCGGCGGGCCCGAAGCCGAAGGCCGTCAATTCGATCGCGACGGGCTGGTCGCCGGCCTCGTGAACGCTGACGAGAACGGTGAGGGCGTCAGGCTTCGAGGCGGCTTCAACGGCTCTTTGAATGAGGTCGCGAGTCATGTGCTGCTCCCCTGGTTGATGACGCCGGCGAGGGTGGCGATTTGGGCGCGCGCGTCGCTCATTTGCATGAGCGCCAGTTCGAGAGTGTCGAAAGAGCGATCCATCTGGGCTTGCGCCAGTGCGATGCGCTGCTTGATTTCGTGAAGCCTGTTCGCCTCGGTGACGGCGGGGTTGCGCGTGATGCTTCCGGCGCTGCTGGAAAAGCTCATGCCGCCCTCCCGCCGATGCGCGCCTCGAGTTCGGCGCGCGCGGCCGCGACGGGATCGAAGTCGGCAGGCGGCGCGTCGGCGGCTGGGTCGCGCTGGTCGAGCCATGCCGTGACCAGGCGGCGCGACCAAACGCGCGTTCCCGGCAGATGGCTCGGGAAGCCTTCGGCGCGCAGTTTGGGCAATTTGTTCTGAAACGTCCGGAAGTTCATGTGCAGGAGATCGGCAATCTCCTGCGCGGTCATGGTGGGTGCGTGCATGTTTCTGCGCCTCCTGTGAAAGGATGTGCAGACTGTATGCTTGCATATTAAAATCTGCAAGTGTGCAGATTTGCTATCTGCGAAAAATACCGTTCGCCCATTCCAAAAGCGTTGCGGCTGCATAAGTGACTGAAAAGAGACCAAAAATAATTAGCAGACCATGTGCGTTCAGCCCGTACGGGAAATACCGATCGAGTTCGAGTGGTTGCGCGAGGACGAATGACGCGGCGAAGCAGAGTGCGAAGCGCGCGCCCATCCTGGCTTTTGTGTGCGGGACGGCTGAATGTAGAAAAGCGGCAGCGATTACAAAGGCAAATCCAATCAGGAAAGCGATCAGGGCATACATTTCGTCCGTCCTCAAGAATGGTTCAGTGGACGGATCATAGAAAATGATGTTGCCGTGATCATCTCGCCTGAAGACGTTCGGGTCGTCTCCGGACAAGATGTCCATCACGCCGCTCGTTGGCGCAGTAGATCTGTGACGACGCCGATGACGCGCACGCGCAAGCCATCTACCGGCTCCGGCCGGATTGCTTGTGGATCGAAGCTGGCGCCGACAAGGTTCGGCATCTGGAACATGCGGAAAACCGTGCGGGGGCCGTTTCCGTTCTCGATCTGCGCGCAGACAATATCGCCATCGCGCGCCTGCACGTCCTTGTCGATCACAACCATATCCCCTTGGCGAATGCCGGCGAGCGCCAGATGATCAGTCTGAATGGTCCAGACCTCTGGCGCGTCGCGCCCACCGATCAGGGCGGCGAGAGTGGGGGATTTGCAATTATCCCAAGGAACACGCTCCGCCTCGTCGCGTGGTTTCCATGCGGCGATCTGCAACTTTGAAGTTGAATAGCCGGGTCCAGGAATTCCGACGTGCTCGGAAATTCGCTCGACGGTGATCGGCGTCAGCGTTCCGCTGTAAGACGGATTGTTGAGAAAGCGCGTCAGTGTGGTGTCTGAAACGCCGGAGTCCTTAGCCAGTTGTGATGGCGTCTTTTTTGTCTCAGCCAACACCTTGAGGAGCCATTCGCGTTGAGCTTCGCGGATCGCTTCCTTTGTGTCGCTCTTCGGAGGCCTCCCAGCCATAAGCCTGCCCTGTCCCGGTTTTAAGCCGGGTACAGCATGTACTATTGCGCTTTCCACAGACGAATGAAACATTGCAGTTGACGCTAGGCTGCGAATCAGATTGCTATCTGCAACATTGCAGATAACAAGCGAAGGCGAAAGATGGCGTTCGAAAATTTCGACGCGCGCCGCCGGGCGGTACGTATGACCGTCAAAGAACTGGCGAAGCGTTCTGGCCTCGACGAAGACAACGTGCATCGTGTTCTGAAGGGACGCAACGATGCCCGCCAATCTACAATTGAGGCAATAGAACAGGCCCTTGCGGAAGAAGAGCGCAACATGGCCGCCTATCTTGGCGGCTTGCGCTCGGTGATGGAAGGCGGCGCGTGATGTCTTCCGTGACGCTCCCTGAGATATCTGCCCTCGGCGAATTTGCGGTTGCTGTGTCCGCACCGCAACAGGCCGTCGCGGGTGATTCGCTCCGCAGTACCGGTATTAAATTAAGCGCGGACTTCGGCATTGCTGAGATCGACGCGGAGCGGCGCCGCTGTTCAATCTCTCAGGAGAGGCTGGCTGCCGAGGCTTGCATCACGCCTGCATGGTATCGGAGGGTTCTCCGCCGCCCTGGCGGGGCGTCTCCTGTTCTTCTCCACAAACTTCGTCGTGCGCTGCGATCTCTAGCACGCGCCAAGGCGGCGCCGTCGCCGGTGCTCGAGCTGACGCGGTGGGCCTATGCCGGCGCACTCGAGCGGACCGCGCGTTTCTACGGCGTGACGCCGGAGCAAGTGGCGGAGACTTCGCCCCAGCGCGGCGCGACCGCCGATGCGCATTGGCGGGCCTGCTCCCATGCGCGTCAGGCCGCGATTTATCTCGTCAACACCGGCGCCGGCATCGGGCAGGCGAAGATCGCCGCCCTTCTGGGGCTGACGCCCGCCGCCGTGTGCCTGGCTCTCAAGGACGTCGAGGACCGCCGCGACGATCCTGCCTTCAACGAAATGATCTTCGGCGCCATGCGCGCCATGGCTGGGAGAGATGAGTGATGCTTGAGCTGATGGAACTCGCCGCCGGCGGAACTGTCGCCGTCGCCAAGGGCGACCTGGTCAACGTCGAGGCCTTCGGCGTGCTGCACCGGGCGCGCGTTTGCCGCTGGGTGGCTGGTCATGTGCTGGTCGACGTCGGCGACGGCGACTTCAAGGCGCTCGTCTATCCCGACGCCATCGTCGAAGTGGTGCGGAGGGCGGCGGCGTGATCCAGGCTTCCGGCTCCTCGGCCGTGATGGCCTCGAAGCGGGCGCGCTTGGCTGACGGCGCGCCGTGGCAAAAGGCGGCGCTGTTCTGCACGCCGCCATGGGCGACGCGCACGCTGTTTCGCGTGGTGCTGCCCCGGCTCGGCGTGGGGCCGATGCTTCCCAACATTGTTTGGGAGCCGTGCGCCGGCCTCGGGCATATGTCCAAGGTCATTGAAGAGTTTGCGACTGCGACGTTTGCGAGCGACATCAACGATTTTGGCGCTCCTGACGTCGCCGCGGGCTTGGACGCCTGCGACCACTCAGAATATTGGAACGCCTTCGTCCAAGGCCGCCCGGATTGGATCATCACTAATCCACCATTCTCGCCCGATCCTCCGCTGAAATCGGCGGCGGAAATGCTGCCCGGATTTCTCCATTTCGCGCGCGTCGGCGTCGCGCTGCTGTGCCGGTTGCAATGGCTGGAAACTGAGGAGCGCCACGCGCTGCTGTCCGAGTTTCCGCCGTCGCTGGTCGCGATCTTCTCCGAGCGCGTGCCGATGTGTGAGGGCGGTTACGATCCGAAGTGCAAGTCGGCGAGCGCGTACGCCTGGTTTATCTGGAAGCGCCAGGAGGATGGCCAGTGGCCGCGCTGCCTCGCTGACGGGCAGTTCACGGCCTTCCTCATTCCACCCGGGCAGAAAAAGGCGTGGTTCAAGCCGTCTGATCTCCTGCTCGCCAAGCGCCATGTGCCCGGCTTCGTGCCTCCGTCCGTGCGGCGGAAAGAGCGCGAGGCGGCGCGGAAGGCCGTTCCGCCGGTCACCGCGCATGAAATCGAACTGGAACTCGATGGGCTCAAGAAGGCCGTCGAACAGTACAAGCGGGATTATGCGGCCGGTCGGCCCGTCCCGCCCTGGTTCATTGCAGAATTCATCCAGGGAGGCTCGTCATGATCGACGTTCCTGTCCGCGATCTCCGCGCCGGGCTGCAGGCGCTTTGCCCCGGCCTGATCCACGAGCTCGTGCCCGGTTGCCGGCGCGAGGGCAATGTGTGGGCGGCGCCCAATCCCACGCGCGCGAATGACAGCCGCTCGTCCTTCAAGATTTGGGGGAACGGCGCGTGGCGCGAATATGACGAGCCGGAAGACTACGGCAAGGGCGATATCCTCGGCCTCGTCGCCTATGTCGCCGGGTTCGCGCCGCGCTCGAAGGAAGGGCGAAAGCACGCGATCCAGTGGGCCAAGAAGCGGCTGGGGATCACGGACGGCAATTCCGACGTGATCAAGAAGATCCGGCGTGAGGCGGCGGCGCGCCGCAAGAAAGCCGACAAGGATGAGGCGGAGCGCGCGGCGCGGATCGCCCGGCGCGTCGCCGACATTCTGATCCAGAGCAAGGGCGCGTCGCATGACGGGTTCGCGCTGGTGCGCCGCTATCTGCTCGAGGCGCGCGGCATTGATTATGACGCCATTCCCAACAAGTGCCCGGTTTTGCGCTGGCATTCCGGCTTGCGGCATTGGGGCGGCGCCAATTGGTTCGGCCCGGCGATGGTCGCGCCGGCCATGAACGGCGACGGGTTCAAGACCGGGCTGCACGCGACCTGGCTGCATGACGCCGGCGGCGTCGACAAAGCGCCGATCTCGCAGGCGAAGCTGATGCTCGGCGATATCAAGGGCTCGGTCGTTCCGCTGACCTATGGGCCGTCCGGCCTGTCGACCGTCGAGGCCTCGCGTCAAGGCATACGCGGCCCGCTGGTGCTCTGCGAGGGGATCGAAACCGGGCTGTCTCTCGCCCTTGCGCTGCCTGAGGCGCGCGTCTGGGCCGCTTTGTCGATTGGAAACATCGACGATGCGCCCGTGTGGTTCGACTGCATCTCGTCGATCATCGTCGCTCTCGAAAACGACTTGAAGCCGCAAGCGCTGGCGCAGCGCGACGAAGTGCTTGAGGCGCTCGCGCGACGCGGGAAGCCGCTGACCACGATGCAGGCGCATCAAGGCAACGATTTCAACGACCTGCTGAAAGGAAGGGTTTGAATGGACATCGAAGGACTGAGGGCAAAGGCGGCGGCCGTCGTCGCCAAGGCGGCGTATCATTCCGCCGGAAATTTCGTCGCGATCTACCATGATGCGACGGAAGACTCGTTGGCCTGGCCGACGTGCGGCACCGGTTCGCTGACGGCGGACGCACGCGACGCGGCGCAGGAAAAGCTGGCGGGTTTCGTGCGCGCCAATCCGAACGCGCCGGCGGAAGCCCTGTATCGCTATGCGCACGGGCAGGAGGTGCATTCGGCCGATGTCGATGGGTTTGCCGAATGCCCGCTGGCCTATCGCACCGGATATTGCGCGTTCGCCACGCTGATCCTGCTCGGTGATGGCCTGATCGCGCAGGACATCGCCCGCCTCGAGGCGTGGGAACAGTCGAAAACCGTGATCCCGGCCGCCGCCCTGGCGGAGAAGGAAGAAGATACGATCCTCGAGCTCGTGCCCGATCCGCTCGCCAAGCGCGACGATGTGCAGCTCGTCCAGGTCGAGACGCCGGCGGCCTCCCCGAGCGCGGGTCCGACTGACGGCCAGAGCGCCGCGGGCGCCGCCGCTCCTGCGTCGGATGCGGCGCCGATCGGCGACACGGCCGCGCCGGCCGCGCCCCAAGAGCCGGCTTCCGCGCCGGCATCCGATCCTTCCAAGGCGACCTGATCCCCGAGGGGCCGTCTTGCCGTGTTTGTTGCGTGTTGCGTCGCGTACCCCCCTGAAATGTTGGAGGTTGGCCATGTGGCTGGTTGAGCGGATGCGCGCGTCAAGCGCCTGGTGCGTGACGAGGGATCGCGGTGTGACCATCGCGGCCGTCGGCGACATGGAAACCTGTTTTCGCATCGCGCGCCGTCTCAATGCGGCGGAGGCCGGCGACGATCTGCCGATCGACGTCGCCGCGCGGATGTCCGGCGACCTGCAATTGGCCGCCTGATCTCAAGTTCGTTGCGTGTTGCGTCGCGTTTCAATCACCGCCTTGGGCGCCCGGAAATCTTCGTAGATGGTTCAGACTGGAGTGAAAGGCGTTCGCGCCGCGTGGGCGGACGCTATGGAAAAGCTCGGCTCCGGGCCGGTGTCGGACCCGGCGCCCGGCAACAAAGAGGCCTGGGGCTATAACGCGGGCCAATGGCCGGGCGCGCCGGCGGAGAAACTTCCGCCAGGCTGTCCGGTCGTGCCGCTCGGCATGGACGGGAAGGTTTGTTACGTCGTCGATTCGCTCGGGCAGATGATCGACGTCACCACGTCGGAATGGACGCATAACACACTGATTTCGCTGTTCGCGGCGCGTCCGAATTATCTCTATCATCATTGGCCGCGCTTCAACGCTCAGGCGATCAAGGAACAGGGCGAGTTCGTCATCAACGGGCTCGAGGTGAAAGAAGTTCACCAATGCCTGATCGCGGCGGCGGCGCGGCGCGGCATGTTCTCGCCGCGCGAAAGCGTGCGCGGCCGTGGCGCCTGGCTGACGTCGCGCGGCGAATTGATCTGGCACGCCGGACCGGCGCTCTATCGCGTCGACGGCAAGACGCTGAAGGCGGCGCTGCCGGGCGAAGTCGACGGCATGTTCTATCCGCAGCGGCCGCCCGTCACCCTGCCTTGGAAAGAGCCGGTCCCGCCGGAGGATTCGCCGGCGCGTCAGCTGCTCGAGGATCTGCGTTCGTGGTCGTGGGAACGGCCGACGCTCGATCCGGTGCTTGTGCTCGGCCTGATCGGGACGATGTTTTTGGGCGCCGCGCTGCGCTGGCGGCCGCATGGCTTCCTGACCGGCGATAAAGGCGTCGGCAAGACGACGCTGCAAACCGTGATCCGCACGGTTTTGGGGCCTTCTGTGATCTCGGCCGAGGATACGACGCGCGCCGGCATTTATCAGATTGTGCGCCAGGACTGCCTGCCGGTGGCGATCGACGAGCTCGAGGCCTCGGCCGTCTCGCGCAAGGCCTCCGAGATTATCGACCTGGCGCGCGTCGCCAGCTCCGGCGGCACGATCTCGCGCGGCGGCGCCGATCATGAGGGCGTGCAATTCACGCTGCGCAACGCGTTTCTGTTTTCCGCGATCAATCCGCCGCCGATGGAGCCTCAGGACCGCTCGCGCCTGGCGATCTTGAACCTGGGCAAGATCGACAAGACGCGGATCGGCCGGACGCCAACGGTGGACGCCGACGTGACCGGCCGGATGATCCTGCGTTCGCTGATGGATAGCTGGCCGAAGTTTCCGGCCTGCCTCGAGCGCTGGAAGGCGACGCTGTTCGGCGGCGGCCTCGATAGCCGCGCCCAGGACACTTACGGGACGCTGCTCGCCTTGGCCAACCTGCTGATCGGCGACGCCGGCATGGTGGCGGCCGGCTTTGACGTCGAGGATCACGCCTTCGTCGGCAAGATGATCGGCCACATGACGTCGAACGATCGCCAGGGCGACGACGATAACTGGCGGCAATGTCTCGCGCACCTGCTCGGCTCGACGATCGAGGCTTGGAAGTCGGGCGAAAAGCCGACGGTCGGCCGCGTGGTCGAGGATTGGGAAAGCGGCGTGCTCTCGTTCGACGCCGTGAATGAACGGCTCGGCCTGGTGGGCATGCGCGGCCGCGAGGAACGGGAAGACGGAACGCCCTGCAAAACGGGCGACGCCGGCGACAAGCGGCGGCTGCTGTGCGTGCCGCTCTCCTCCGTGGGTCTTCAGAAGATTTTCCAGGGCTCGAAGTGGGCCTCTGGCGTGTGGGGGTCGGCGCTGAAGCAGGCGCCGGCCGATGTCGTGATCCGTGATCGCGGCAATGGGCAGAACGTCAAGATCAACCGCCTGACGTCGCGGTGTTTGTTCGTCGATCTGGTGGCTTTTGACGCTCATGTGAAGAAGGAAGAGCAGGCATGACTTGGGCTGAAGATAAAGACGAAGACGTAAAGCCGCTTCTTACGATTGAAATTATTGGGTATCGCTTCGGGCTTTACAAGGTGAGCATTGGCCGGTCGCTGTTGCGCATCCGGGGTATCTTCCCGTGGCGCTGGCTATGATCAACGCCTCGCCTCCGCAAATCATGGCGGCCGTCGCCGCTGCGTCGCGCCTGGTCGGACTGGATAGCTCAACGCTCGGCACGCCGATCGCCGAAGGCCTGATGTACAGAGCGCGATATGTCGCGCTCGCCGCGCTCATCGAAGCGCTGCCCGGCGCCAACGCCAAGGAATTGGCGAAGCGCGTGCAACTGACAAAGCGCAATGCGCTGGAGCTCCTGCATTCTTCCGTCGCCAAGGCGGCCTGGTGGCGGGAGTCGGCGGTGCATGAGGTGGCGGACGCCGTGCGCCAGGTCGCGCCCGATCCTGAGGAGGCGGCCGGCGCCAGCGTCGACGGCGGTCACCTCAAGGCCTTTATCGAGCGGATCGAACGGCTCGAGGAGGAAAAGAAGGCCATCGCGGACGATATCCGCGACGTCTACGCGGAAGCCAAGGGCAACGGCTATGACGCGAAGATCATGCGGAAAATCATCGCGCTTCGGCGGCTCGATCCGAACCTGCGGCGAGAAGAGGAGGAAATCCTTGATCTCTACCTGGCGTCTCTGGGGGAGTGACCATGCCCTATTTCCGCAATCGCGAGCGCGGGAACGTGATCGAGGCGCAGGAATTCACGGGCTCATTCGAGAGCTGGCGCGAGATCGCGGCTAACGGCGTCGCGGCCGGCGTGGATTGCGCCTGGGTTCCCGGCTGCGGCGCCGATGACGATCCGCCCTTCATGTTCCTGTACGGCGACGGCGAACCGCGCGCCTACGTGGGCGACTGGATCGTGCGCCATCCCGGCACGGCGAAGGCCGGAGTGCTCAAGGGTGACGAGCTGCGGGCGCGCTATGCGCCGGCGTGACGGGCTCCGCGTCCTAATCGGGTGTGAAACGTCGGGGATCGTGCGACGCGCGTTTGCGGCGCGCGGTCATGATGTGTGGTCCGTGGACATTCGCCCGTCTGAGGATAGGTCGAACAGGCACATTGTCGGCGACGTTCGCGACTATCTCAGCGACGGCTGGGATTTGCTCGCGGTCATGCATCCTCCTTGCACTCGCCTTTGTAATTCCGGGGTTCGCTGGCTCTCTGTCCCGCCGCCAGGGCGAACGCGGGAGGAGATGTGGCGCGAGCTGGAGGAGGGCGCGGCGCTTTTCTCAGACTGCTGGAACGCGCCGATCCCGCGCATCGCCGTGGAAAATCCCGTGATGCATCGGCACGCAAAGGGGTTGATCCGCAACTATGAACCCTTCGCCCAGAGTGTTCAGCCATGGCAGTTCGGCCACCCGGAGACGAAGCGAACGTGTTTCTGGCTGAAGGGATTGCCTCCGCTGACGCCTACGAATGTGGTTGATGGCCGTCTTGCTCGCGTCCATCGGATGCCGCCGGGGCCGGATCGCTGGCGTGAGCGCTCACGCTTCTTCACGGGGATTGCGGAGGCCATGGCTGACCAATGGGGGGCGGCCGCGCTCGATGCGCTCGCCCTTGGCCCCTCTTGCGCCTGCCCGGTCCCTGAGGCCGTGCGGGCCTGATCTCTCGCGGCCTATGACCAGGTGGACTAGATCGGCGCGCCCCGACCCTTTTTAGGCCGGAGGATTTCTCTCACCCCGGCCCCGTGGGGGACACAATAGGCCGCGCGCGCCCCGCGTGCGGGGCCTTCATCGCGGCTTCGGACGCGCGCGAGCGCGCGGCCGGCGCTGCGGCGTGGTCGCAGGGGTGCGACGCGCGCAGTTAATGCGGGCGAAATCGTGTGCAGCATGGCCAGAGGCGCGGGCGTTGGCCTGCCGGTTATGGACATAACCGCTCATTACCGCGCTCGTAACCGGGAATTTCTCACCAACTCAAAGGGGTAGGGCGCATGGTTATGCGGTTATGTCTCTCTCGCGCGCGCGCACTATGCGCGTGTGTGCGCGCGTGCGCGCAGGCGCAGACGCGCGCGCATATGCGCGAACCACATAACCACATAACTGCATAACCAGAGATATAACCTTATGAAATTGCGCAAGGTTTCGGTTATGTCGCCGGTTATGACCGGGCAAAATGGCCATTTCGGCATAACCGGCGCGCCCTCGATCTTCGCTGTTTGGCCCGCGCTTCGTGCGCAATCAATTGAAAATAGGGGATTTAATCGCCATGGCTGACGGCAAGGGGACGGCGCTCGCCGATTTGGCCGCAGATTTGGGGCCTGAGATGGCGCTCACCGGCGACGTTTCGAAATCTGGCGATTTGTTCGCCGCGCTCGACGCCGAGGTCGAGCAATTCGACACCTCGTCAGTCGCGCCGCCTCGGCGCGGGCGCGGTCGGCCGGCTGGATCGCCGAACCGGACCACGCTCAAGCTGCAAGCCTTCCTCCAGGCGCGCGGCTATCGCGATCCGGCGGAGTTCCTGGCCTCGATCATTTCGGCCGATCCGCGCGACCTGGCGGCGCGGCTCGCCGGCAAGAAGGATGCGAAGGCCGTCGAGTTCGGCGAAGCGCTCGAGGTGCTGAAGGTGCAGCGCGCGGCGGCTGGCGAGCTCATGCCGTACTTCCACCAGAAGATGCCGATCGCGGTGCAGCACTCGGGCGACGGCGCGGCGCGTCCGCTCATCATCATCGGCGACGGGCCGCGCGGCGGCGACGGTCGCGGCGGGTCGGCCATGTCGATCTACGATGTTGAGGAAAATCAGACGCTTGGGCCTGCTCGCGATGGCGGGTCGCATGAATGAGGGTCGCACGATGCGGGTTAGCGCGCTGATTTGGAAAGGAAATCGCAGGCGGAAACCAATGATTGAAAATCATCGGGTCGGCGTCGGGAGGGACGCCCTCGGCGGGGGGCGCCCCCCCTCGATCCTCGGCGGCGGCCTGGCGGCCGGCGCGGCCTTAAAACCGGCGAGCGGCCTCCCCCCCAGGGGGGTGCAGTCTCACACCCAAGGCCCCCTTGGGCTTGCCTGGCGGTCAGGGGCGGAAATCAATTGGCGGGCTCCGGAAGGGCCGGGGGGCCGGGTCGCGGGGTTCAAGGGCGTGGGGCCTGGGGAATGAGCGCGGAAAAGCCTCTCTCTCGCGCCGAAGTCGCCTCGCTGTGCGGCTGCAAGGTGCAAGACATCCCGAACAATCCGCTGTTCTCGCTGACGCATTATGAGCCGGCCGGGCCGGTCTGCGCCGCCTATATCCGGTCGTGCGGCCCGATCGACGCCATCACCGGACCGTCTGGTTCGGGAAAGACGGTCGGAACGGTGTTCAAGCTGATCCGGTTTTGCGTGGCGTACATGCCGGCGACGAAGCCGTCGGAAAAGCATCCGTTCGGCTTGGTCAAGGTGCGCGTCACCGTCCTGCGCGATAATTACCGGGCACTTTACCGCACCACGCTCCGGTCGTGGTTCCAGTGGTTCCCGCCGGACTATCAAGGCTCGGCATTCTTCGGCGGCCAGGACCGCCCCGCGCGACATGAGCTGCGGCTCTCGACCGTGCGCGAGGTCGACGGCGTGCGGCGCGAAGTTCCTGTCGACATCACGGTCGATTTCTTCGCCGTCGGCGACGTCGCCATCGAAGAGCTTTTGAAGGGCTATGAGACCTCCTGCGGCTGGTGCAACGAGGGCGATCTCCTCGCGCCGCGCGTGATCACGTTCCTTTACGATCGAACCGGGCGGTTCCCTTCGCGTCAGGAACTGCCAGAAGGCGTCAAGCTGCCGCGCATGGTCGCGGTGGACTTCAACCCGCCGCCGCCCAAGCATCCGCTCTGGAAGGCCTGCACGCGCGGATCGTTCCAGGAAGAGGAGGCAGATGATCCGCTCGAGGCCGCTTTGCAGGCGACCGCGAAGAAGATCGAAGGGCAGAAAAAGACCCTGAACTTTTTTCATCAGCCGTCCGGCCTGTCGCCGAATGCGGAGAATAGACGCGGCAAGAGCTTCGACGATTACCAGCGCGCGGCTGCGGTGATGACGGAAGACGACAAGCGCCGGTTTGTCGATGGCCTGCCAGGCTATGCCCGCGACGGCAAGCCGGTCTATGCGCGGGAGTTTAACCGCTCGAAACATATCGCGGGCGGTCCGCTGGCGATTCTCCCCGGCGTTCCCCTCGACATCGGCTTCGACCAGGGACTGAGCCCGGCCGCGATCTTCTCCCAAACCTCGAGCCTTGGACAAGTGCGCGTGCTGCGTGAGTTGTGGCTGGGGCATGGCGTCGGCTACCAGCGCTTTCTTGAGGCGCTGATCCCGCTGTTGACGGGTCCGTTTCGCGGTCTGCCTCCGGGGAATTTCACGGCTGACCCCGCCGGCTTCTATGGCGCGGATAAGGTTGTCGGCGAGCTGGCGTGGGCGGAGGCGATCTCCGCCGGCCTGGGCCATCCGATCTACCCGGCGCCGACCAATGAGCCGTCCGCGCGCTGGGAGGCGGTGCGGCTGAAGCTGCGGATCGACATCGACGTGACGACGCCGGGCCTGATGATTGATCCCTGTTGCGAGATGCTGATCGAAGGGTTTGAAGCTGAATACAAGTTCCCGAAATTCAAGGAAGGCGCGCCCAAGGCCTACGGCGACCAGGTCGTCGATAACGACCATCACAACGTCCATGACGCCTTGCAATACGACATCCTCGGCCGCTTCGGCCGCGCCGGCGTGATCAACGAGGCGGCGAAGGCTGGTCGCCCTGGCTCGGTCATCCCGTTCCGCACCAATCGCGAAGGCCACAAGCCGGGGGATTTCAATGTCTGGAACACTTGAAGTCGTCGCGCCTGCGCCGCTGCTCGAGGGGCGCAGCCTGTTTCGCGGCGCCGACAAGCCGCGCCTGGCGGTGGCCGCGACGCTGCAAATGGCGCGCGCGAAAACCTATGGCTTCCTCGTCGGCGGCGATCTCATCGCCGTCATGGGCTTCTGGCCGCTCGCGGACGGTCGCGAGGAAGTTTTCCTGCTCGGCAGGCCTGCCTGTGAAGTGGGGCCGCACATGCCGCTTTTGGCGCGCCGCGCCCGCTTAATCCTCGCGCGGCGGCTGCAATGTGGCGTCGTTGGGTTCGTCGGCCTGGTGCGAATCGGTCATGCGCCGGGTTCGCGCCTGGCGCGGATTGCGGGCTTTGCGAAAGCCGGCGAGGCGGGCGGCTTCGAGCTGTGGGAGCGGTGAATGGGTCAATTCGTTTCAGCTCTGTTCGGCGGCGGCGGCAATGCGTCTGCGCAAGCGGCTGCTGACGCCGCGCGCCAGCGCGAATTGTCGTCGATCGCCACGGCGCGCCAGGAGCAGGAAGCGCAGGATCAGTCCGCCAAGACAAACGGCGAGCTGGGACAGGTGGGCAAGACGCCCAGGGGGCGCCGCCTGCTGCTGTCGAATGAAAGCGGCGGGCTCGGCTCCACGCTGGGCTCCGCCTGATGGCGCGCGCGCCCGTCGATCTCTGCGAGCATCGCCGCCGCGCCGACGCCGCGTGGTCGGAGCGTGGCGTCTGGAACGAAATCTATCAGGACGCCTATCGGTTCACGACGCCCTATCGACGCCCGGTCAACGGGCCGTCCGGCTCCGACAAGGGGGCGAACCGGACCGATCATCTGTTCGATAACACCGGCGTCGTCTCGACCTTTCGCGGCGCCGGTCAGATGCAACAGGACCTGTTCCCGCCGGGACAGGTCTTTTTCCGGCTGAAGCCGGGGCCGGTCACCAAGCTTGTCGCCAAGGCGCAAGCGCGCGGCATGGGCGACAATGGCGGGCCGCCCCTCGACGACGCCGCGCCGGCGCCGGAGGAGAAGCGCGACGCCGCGTGGTTTGAGCGCCAGCTCGATCAGGTGTCGGCTCAAATCCAGCCGTTCTTCCTTTCTGGCGAATGGGACAACGCGGTCTCTGAGCTGTGCCTCGATCTCTATCTCGGAACGGGCGTGATGCTCATTCTCGAGGGCGATCGCGAAAACCCCGTTCGCTTCGTCTGCCTGCCGATCGACGAAGTCGCGTTGGAGCCGGGGCCTTATGGCGATGTGGCCGCGCTGTTCTGGCGCACCAAGATGACGCGGCGCGCGATCAAGGCCGCCTTTCCCAAGGGTGTGTTCCCCCAGGAATTTGAGGACGCGCTCGAGAAAAACGCCGACGACGAAATTGACCTGTCGCAAGATTTCGTCCGGACGGCCAAGGGCTGGCGGCTCGTCGTCACGATCGACAAGTGCGAAACGCCCGTCACCACACAGGATTACCGGACGCAGCCGTTTGTCGCCGCGCGCTATTTCCGCGTGCCCGGCGAGACCATGGGGCGCGGCCCGGCGCTGCTGGCGCTGCCGTCGATCAAGACGCTCAACAAGGTCATGGAACTGACCTTGAAGGCGGCGGCGATCCAGATGCTCGGCATTTGGGGCTATCGTCCGGGCGGGACGTTCAATCCCGACCAGGCGCGCATCATGCCCGGCGCCTGGTGGCCGATGCAGGCCACCGGCGGCGTGATGGGGCCGGACGTGACGCGGCTCGATACCGCCGCCGGCCGCCTCGATGTCGCGAACATCGTCCTGCAGGAGCTGCGCACGCAAGTGCAGGCGGCGCTGCATGACCAGTCGTTGCCCGATGGCGGAGCGACGCCTAAGAGCGCGACCGAAATCATGGCGCGCATGGCGCGCGTGAAACAGAATTACGTCGGCGCGTTCGGCCGCATGATCCACGAGGTTATTCCCGTGGTTGTGCGGCGCGTGATCGAAGTCCTTTACAAGAAGGGGCTTCTCACAGTCGACGTGAAGATTGATCAGCTTCTTGTGGCGATCGACGTCATGTCGCCGCTGGCCCAGGCGCTCAAGGCGGACACCCACAAGACGACGGTCGAAGCCATGCAGATGGTCGCCGCCCTCGAGGGGCCGCAAGGCGTCGCGCGCCGGTTCAAGCTCGATGAGATCATCCCCGAGATGGTCAAGGATCTCGGGGTGAACAGCGAGTACGTACGCACCGCGCAGGAGCTGGTGGACTTCGACAAGCAAGCCTCCGCGCAGCAGCAGGCCGCTGCGATGATGCAGGCCGCGCTCAACAAGCCGAACGATTTCCGGCAGGCGCTTTCGCCGCAAGAAGATCAGCAGCAAGCCGCTGCTTAAACTGGAGAAGAAGCATGATTAAGCCCACTGTTGGCCGCGTCGTCTGGTATCGCCCCGGCCCGTCTGATTTCGGCAAGCTTGCCGTGAACGGTGATCAGCCGCTCGCTGCGATCGTCTCCACTGTTTGGAACGACCGAATGGTGAACATCGCCGGCTTTGACGCCAATGGTATGCCCTTCAATCGCACTTCGGTGACACTCGTGCAGGAAGGTGATGCTTTCCCAGCCATTAATTCTGGCTATGTCGAATGGATGCCCTTCCAGATCGGCCAGGCCAAGAAGCATGAGGCTGAAGGCGAAAAGGCAGCCTGACAATGACCGGCCCGGCAATTCCCCCGCGCTATGGCGCGCGGCAGGCCATGCCTCTGCAAGGTTTTCTCGATCAAACGGAAAGCGTCGATCTCGACGCCATCCTTGGCAAGCTCGAGGGAACCCCGGCTGTCTCCAACGAGCTGGCGCTCGAGCGCGAGCGGGTCGCGAAGCTGGCCGCCGCCTGGGCCGCCACGCCCGAGGGCGCGGCCATCCTCGAATTCCTCGCGGACATTAGCGTGCGCCGCCCCATGTTCTTGCCCGGTCTCGGACAGGAGGCGGTGGCCTATGCGGCGCACCGCGAGGGGCAAAACAATCTGTTCTGGCAGCTCGTGCAGTTGATCGCGACTGGCCGGGATGAAACGCCGCCAGCCAGAGAGGGCATGTGATGCTGAAATTCAGATTTTCCGATTTGATTTTGCGCGAGGCCGAGGGCGGCTCCGGCGCTGGCGGCGGAGCTGCGGCCGCTTCCGGCGCCGCGCCGGGCGCGGACGGCGCAGCGCAAAACACCGGCGCGGGCGGCGACGGCGCGCCGGCCGGGCAGGCCTCGGGACAAGGCGACCTCTCCGCCTTTCGCCCCGAAGGCCTGCCCGATCATCTCTACGGCGCGAGCGATAGGGAAACAGTTGAGAAGCTGTATGGGGCCTATAAGGGCGCCCGCGACGCGATCGCGACCTTCGGCGAGGTTCCCAAGGATGCGGCCGGCTATGTGTTCGAGCCGTCCGAGACGGTGAAACCGTTCGCCGAAAGCCTCTCGAAAGATCCGTTCTTCGAGAAGGTGAAAGGGCTGGCGCTCCAGCACAAGATCCCGGCGAAGCAGTTCAATGGCTTCATTGACGGCATCATGTCGGAAATGATCGCCGGCGAGCTGGTGACCGAACCCTTCAATGCGGAGAAAGAGCGGCTGGCGCTGGCACCGGACATCGCCGATCCGAAAGAGCGGGCGGCGGCTGCCGACAAGATCGCGCGCGAGAATATCGCCCTGGTCGACGTCTGGAAGTCGCAGGGTATGCCCGAGAACGTCGCGACCTGGTTGCACTCGCAGCTCGATCGGGCGTCCGCCAATCAGCTGGTGTCGTTCTTCGCTGATCGGCTCGGGGAGGAGCGGCCGGCGCTTGGCGGGACGCCGGTGGGCAATGTGACGGAAACGCAGCTCGACGCGCGCATGGCCGATCCGCGCAATCAGGTCGGCGGGCCGCAATATGACGCGGAATTCGCCAAGCAGACCGCAGCCATGTTCAAGGCGTTCTATGTCTGATTAAAACCGCGCCGTCGCGCTTAATGGCGGCGGCGTGGGTCGATCTTGAAGCGGACCGATGGGATAGACCCGGCCCGCTTCTTCGCCCTCCTTCTTGGACCGAAGAGTCCCGGCACTCGACCCGGCGGTGACATTTTTCACCCAACCGGAGATTACCATGGCCGCTCAGACGCCTGCCTGGTTCGAACCGAAATTCAAGAAGGGGGCGATCCACCGCCTCCAGTCTCAAGGCTTCCTGCTCAAATCCGCCGTTGAAGAAGCGAGCGACACGGACGGCTCGACCGTCACATGGCGCCGCGCTGGCACGGGGCAGGCCTCCCAGCTTCAGGGCGGCATGTCGGCCTCCCCGGTGATGAACGCCGGCCGCGATACAGTGACGGCGACCTTCGTCGATTACGAAGCGAACGAGTTCATCAAGAAAGCCGACCTCAACAAGATGTCGGAAAATGAACAGCAGATCTCGCAGCAATCGGCCGCCATGGCGATGGGCCGAACGTTCGACCAGATCGTGCTGAAGACGATGGACTCCGACGCCGTCAACATCACCAACGTCGGCACAGGCGCGGCCGCGATCGCGCCGACCGACATCATGACGGCGCAAGGTCAGATCTTTGACGTCGGCGCCGGCAGCTACGAGTATTTCTGTGCGCTGCCGACCATCTTCATGCAGCAGCTCGAACTTTTTCGCGAAATCTCGTCCAGCGATTACGTCGGGCCGGAATATCCGCTGCTCAAGCAGATCGGCGCTCGAAAGTGGCGCAACATCACGCTCATTCCGATGCCGTCGAGTTTCTTCAACGTGCCCGCCGCTAACCAGGCGGACGGATACATGTGGGTGAAGCAGGCGTTCGGCTTCGAGTGGAACAAGCAGATGTCCTGCCGCGTGGACTGGCTCGCCAAGGAAAAGGGCTACTTCGTCGCCATGGACATGGGTTGCGCGGCCGCGAACATCCTGCCCGAGGGCATCAAGCGTCTGCGCTTCGCTACCAACGTCGCCCTTGCGCGGCCGAACCCGTAACAGGAGCTATCCATGTCGCTTTATCTGCAAGCTCTGCAGCGTCTGCACCAGACGCTCGTCGGTTCGACGGCCGGCGGCGCCAAGACCAACACGTCGTCTGTGTGGCGTTACGCCACCGACGACGCCGCCGCCACGGTGGAAACGGCAGGCTATTTCAACGGCGCGCGCTCCATCCTCACTGTCGGGGACGTGATCATCGCCAGCATGGTGATGAGCGGCGCGCCCGTGAACAAACAGTACGTCGTCCTGACCGTGCCGGCGTCGGGCAACGTCACGATCGGTCTGCAATCCACGGCGGCCGGCTGATCCTGATTTACGCCGGGGGTTTTTGCCTTTGACCCGGCCTGCGCGTCGCGATTCACCTCGCGGCGCGCTCCTCCTTCCGCAAGGCGCGCCATGGCTCAGACGATCGACGATGTCACCATTTGCAATCGCGCCCTGGCGCGCCTTGGCGGCGGCCAGATTGTTTCGCTCGACGAGGATACGGATCTCGCGCGCCAATGCGTCGCCGTCTATGACGATCTGCTTGAAGCGGCGCTGACCCTCTACCATTGGAAATGGCCGCGCCGGACGAAGGCGCTCGATCGTCTCGATGAGGTTCCCGAGAACGGATATCTCTACGGTTACGGCTTCCCGGCCGGCGCGATCTCGAACCCGATCAAGGTTCTGGCCGATCCTCGCAACCCCGATTATCCCTTGCGCGAATTCGTGGTCGAGGGCCGGACGCTTTACACCAACGCCATCGCCGTATGGGGCGCGTTCGTTTTTCGGCTTTCCCCCGATCTTTGGCCTCCGGTCTTCCGGCTCGCCTTCCAGACCTGGCTGTCCGCCGCGCTGGCGATTCCCGTTTCACAGGACGCCAACCTTGCTGCGCAACTCGAGCAGCAGGCGATCGGCGCGCCGTCCGAACAGGGACGCGGCGGCATCATGGGCCGCGCGATCGCGATCGACGGCGCCACGTCTGGCGGCGACGCCCCGGCGCTCGCCAGCGATCCTCTGACCTCCGCGCGATATGAAGGCGCGCCCTGGTATGGGAATTTCTGATGGTTGCGAAACCCGGAACCTATCAGGCCTCTTTCAACGCGGGTGAGTTGGCGCCGGAGCTGTGGGGCAATACCGGGCTCAAACAGTTCTTCTCCGGGCTCTCGGCCGCGCGGAATATCGCGTCCGTGCCGCAGGGCGGCTTTGATCTCCTGCCGCGCTCGCGTCATCTTGGCGTGATCGGCAATGCGGCGAACGCCAGGTTGTTTCGCTTCACGGTCTCGCGCTCGCTCGCCTATGTCGTGATCCTGATGGCTGGCCAGGTGGCGATTTGGCGTAATGGCGCCCTGCAAGCGACTTTATGGGCGCCCTATGCCGACGCCGACGTCCCGTTCGTCAAGGTGGTGCAGCGCGCCGAAACCATGATGCTGTTCCATCAGGCGTATGAAACCAAGCGGTTGATCCGCCATGGTTCCGACACGGCCTGGTCGTTGGACGCCACGCCTTGGGTTCACATTCCCGATGTCGACTACGGCGGCGCCTACGCCAAGACGGACGAAGTCTGGAAAATTTATCTTTATTGGCCGTCGAGCGGGTTCACGTTGGCCGGCATGGGTTTTGTCGTTTCCGTCGACGGGATCGAAACGGCGACGATCCCGGTGACGACAATGCAGACCCAGACCTTTGGATCAACTGTCACCACTGTGGACCCCGTAGCGACGGCGTCGACCGTTCAGGCCGCGCTCATCGATCTGGCCAACGTAGAACCGGGAATCACCGTGTCCGGCGTGCTGTCGACGGCGACGTCGATCACGTTCCAAGTGACGTTTTCCGGCGGGCTCAATTCGGGAAATTCCTTTACGGTTTCCGGCCGCGTAGTCACGACGGGCAGCGCCGCGTTGCAAACATCGCGCGCCGTCCAGGGCAAGCCGGGCGGCGAATCCCTGTTTTCGGCTTCTCGCGGCTATGCGGCCTGCGCCGCCTTCTACCAGGACCGGCTCATTCAAGGGGGATTCGCCTCGAAGGGTTCTGCCTGGCTGGCGTCGCGCACCTCGGAATATTTCGACCAGAACGTCGATCTTACGGGCGCGTCCGGCGCGATGTTGATCAATATTGACGCGGATGGCTCCGAGGAAATCGAGCATATCATTCAGGCGCGCCATCTGTGCATCTTCACGTCAGACGCGGAATATTTCGTGGCGGATCGCGCTTTGCAGAAAACGCAGCCGCCGAACATTGTCCGTTCCTCGACCTATGGCGCGTCCAAGCGCGTGCCGCCTGTTTTCGAGGAAAGCTCGCTGCTGTTTGTCTCGCGCGAGGAGTCGATCGTCTATGCGGCGACCTATAACGAGGTCGCCTCCGCCTATGAGGCCTCGCCGCAATCCCTGCTGTCGTCGCATCTGATTTTCGGCATTCGCGACGCGGCCTTGCAGGTTTCGACCTCCGCAACCGACTCCCAGCGCTATTTCCTGCCGCGTGACGACGGCGTGATGGTGATCGCGCTGCTGATCCGCAATCAAGACGTCTATCCCTTCGTGCGCTGGGAAACGGACGGAAAGGTGCGCGCGATCGTCGTCGACGGCGCGAACGTGCCGCACATGCTGGTCGAGCGCCAGATTGGCGGCGTCGCCAAGCTCTGTTTCGAGCGTCTCGAGGATGGGCTGTTGCTCGACGGGGCCGTGACGCAAAGCTTCGGCGCGCCGACGACGGTGATCGGCGGGCTGTGGATGCACGAGGGGGCGACGTGCTGGGCCATCGTCGACGGCTATGTCGAAGGGCCGTTTACGGTTTCGGGCGGGGCGATCACGTTGGCGAATGCGGGATATGTGGTCACGGTCGGCCGCTGGACGGCGCCCTATGCCGCGACGCTGCCTTTGCCGCGCGACGTCGGACAACGCACGGTGCTCAAGCGGCCGTGCCGCGTGCATACCGTGCAACTCGATCTGATCGGAACGACGTCGCTCGCGGTCGGCGCCAACGGCCAGCCTCCGCGCGACGTGCCGCTCGCACGGGTGACCGATCCGACGGATGCGCCGACGCCGCCCTATACGGGCGAAAAAATCATCACGGGCATCGCCGGTTTCTCGGCGGACGGGATCGCCGTGATCACGCAGCTTCGCCCCGGAAAGCTGCAAGTCAGAAACGTCACTCTCCAAGCGAAGGTGTGAGATGGAATTCGCAGCCGCTGCTTTGTCTTCGCTCGCCTCAGGCCTTGGCGGCGCCGCAACGGCCGCGACCTCGGCCGTCTCCTCGGTCGGATCGGCGATCGGCGGCGCCTCGACCTTTGCGTCGATCCTGCAGGGCGGCGCGGGGCTCGTCGGCGCCATGTCGGCCGTGCGTTCGGGCGACGCGCAGGCGGAGGCGTTGCGCCAGGCCGCGCTTGATGCGGAGCAGGATCGGCGCGCGGTTGGCGTCGATTCGATCAATCAGCAGACCAGCCTGCGCAAAGCGCTGATCCAATCGCTGGGGGAACGCGATGTCGCCTATGCGGCGTCAGGCGTCGACACGTCGTTCGGTACGCCGGCCGTCGCGCGCCAGGCGGCGGAGGCCGACACGCAGAACGCGCTGTCGCAAGTGCAGGACGATACGGCGGCGAAACAGGCGCGGTTGTCCGCGCGCGCCGCCTCTTATCGCCAGCAAGCGTCCGAAGCGTCGAGCGCGGGGTGGATCAAGGGCGTCGGCTCGATCCTGACGGCCGGCGCCGGCATTCTCGGGAGGAAATGAGCCGTGGCCAACGTCCGCGGGCAAGGCCTGCAAATCTCGGATTTCAACCCTCAGGCGCCGCAGGCTTCCGGCCTGCCTGATATTCCGCGCGGCGGCGCGCCCTCCGCCGACGCGCTGTCCGGCGTCGCCAATACTTTGGCCGCCCAGGTCGGCAAGCTGGGCGACACCCTGGCGGAGGCCGAAGGGACCAAGGCGGGCAAGATCGCCGGCGCCGATCCGAACTGGCAGCCGTCCGACGACATGACCGTGCGCGGCCGCGCCTTCGACAAGGCGGCCAGCGAAGTCTATCTGTCCAAGCTGGCTTCGAATTTTCAGGGCGACGCCCTCAACCTCTACCAGCAGAACCAGAACGATCCGGCGGCGTTCAAGACGGCTTATGAAGGCCTGGTCAACACCTACAGGCAACAGCATGTGTTTCCGGAGGCTGCCGGCTGGTTTGACGCCAAGGCAGGCGATATCGCCAACAGCTTGCGGACGCGGGTGCTGAACAATTGGGAGAGTGACCAGAAGGACAAGGCGAACGCATCGCTTGTGACCGATCTGGGCGCCGCCGATGTCTCGCGGGCGCGGCTGCTGGCGATTGATCCGCATGATAGCGCCGCCGAGCGCGAATCGTTTCGCATCCGCGATGAGAATGTCGCGCGCATCAAGGCTTCGGCTGACGCCGGCAACATCACCCAAACTGCCGCCGCCAAACTGATCATGGCGGAACAGAACAAGGCGCAAAACGACGTCATCACCGCGCGGGCTGCGACGCTCGGGTCCGCCGATGAAATCGACGCCTATCGGGCGAAGCTGCGGCAGGATTTCGCCGCCGGCAAGCTGCCTGGCCTGCAAGATTTCGACACGGTCGATTCCTCCTTGGCGACGATGTCGAAATCCAAGAAGACGCAGGCCGATCAGGCGTTGCGCGATCTCGACGGGAAGGTATCCGATTTCCTCGATCGCTTTGGAAAGGGGCTGACGCCCTCGTCGGCGGAGTGGCTGACGCTCGAGCAGCAGGGGCAGAAGCTCGGCCCGGCCGGCGCTGCCGCGATCGACGCGGCGCGCTCGAAGCTCATGCTGCGGCAGAAGATCGCCTCGCTGTCGGTGAATGATGCGGATAGCCTGGTGTCGAGCCTCGAGCAATCCGCCAAGGGCGGCGGCTCGTCGGGCCGCGTTCTTGCCCCGAACGAACAGAAAGCCATTGCCTCCACGGCTGATCGGCTGGGGATTTCGCCGAGCGATCTTCGCGCCGTTATCTCCTATGAGACGGGCGGAAGTTTCAGCACGGGAAAGTGGGGCGGAAAAGATGGCAAGTATCTTGGGCTGATCCAGTTCGGGCCGGAAGAACAAAGGCAATATGGCGTTCAGCCGGGCCAATCGTTCGAAGCGCAAATGTCCGCCGTGGAACGGTATTTGACGGATAGAGGCGTTCGTTCTGGTGATGATCTCAAGACGCTATACAAGATTGTCAACGGCGGACACCGGAATGTCAGCGACAATGCGAGCGATGGCAACGGGACAATCGTCGAGCATGTCGCCAAGATCGCCAGCGAACACGGCGGCGGCATGGGCAAGACGTCCGCGGATATTCTCTCGGATGCGCGCGCGGCTGTCGCCGCCAAGCGCTCGTTGATCGGCCAAGACCCGGCGCTTGCGGCGGAACGCGAGGGGATTATTCCGCAGGCCTCCACGGTCGATTTCTCCGCCGCGCCTGACGCCCTGGGCGCCCAGATGCGCGCTAGGGTGACGCAAGCTGAGGCGATCGGAACGGCCTATCAGCGGCCGCCGCAGTATATCCGGCCAGACGAAAAGCCGGCGATGCAGGCCGTTCTTCGCCAGGGCGGAGACAAGGCGCTCGATCTGATTGACGGCGTCACCCGTGGCGCTGGCCCCCGCGCGCCGCAGGTGCTGGCGGAGATCGGCGGCGACGCGCCAGAGTTGGCGCACGCGGGCGTTGTTTCCCTTTCGACGGGAGATAGATCATTCGCCCGGCAGGTGGCCGAAGCAATTCGCGCTCGCTCCGTACAGGGCGCAAGCGTCTCCTCGCCGAAGCAAGGCGACTTGGACGAAACTCTAAAATCCGTCGTTGGCATGTCCCTGAATGGTGTCGAGCCAATTGAAAAGCAGCGCACGCTCGCCGCCGCCAAGGCCTGGGCAGAGCAGGAGTTCTCCAGGCGCAACATCGCCGTTGATGATCCAAAGCAAAGCACGGCGATTCTGCAGGAAGCGGTCCAGCGCGCGCGCGGCCAAACAGTTGACGGCTCCGGTGTGAAGTTCGGCGGCATTGGTTCCGTTATGACGCCCGGATATTGGGGGAGAAAACAATATCCGGTTCAGGTTCCGGCGGATGTGCGCGCGGACCGGTTTGGCGATGTGCTGGACGCCATCAACGATAGCGATCTCAAGACGCTAGCGAATCCTCCTGTTGCTCCTGACGGTTCTGCTCTGTCAGCCGCTGACCTTCGCAGAGCGACGCCAATCGCCAAGCAAGGCGGCTACATGTTTGGGTTGATCGACCAAACGACCGGCATCATTCACCCCGTGCATGGCAAGGACGGTTCAGCTTTCATCCTGCCGTTCAAGGACTTGGAGCCTGAGCTTCGCAGGCGCGCCCCTTCTGCCTTCCGGTGATCCATGGAAATTTTGGCTCCAGACTCGCTCTCAAGCATTTCGTCAACTCCGTACGATCCGCGCGAAAACAGAAGCTTCCTCGAAAAGGCGGCGACGTGGGTCGCTGGAACTCACGACATTGGCGCCGCCTATGACGCCGCGCGGAGCCAGGCCGAACTGGTCGCCGGCGCGCACAATCTGCGCGATGTGCGGTCAAACATCTATGACGACATCATCGGGCAGGTGCGGGAAGCGTCTGGCGTCAATCTCGAAAGCCCGCTCGATAACGGGTGGCCCCAGCAACAGCAGATTGCGCAGCTCCGGCGCGATCGCGAGGCCGCCGGCTTCGATAGCGCGACGTCCGCCGATGATGCGGCGGCGGGCTTCTTCGCGCAACGCGAAGCCGATTTCATGCAACAGCTTCGCGACCTAAAGCAACAGCAGCCGGACAAGATGGTGGGGATCGACGTTGACACGCCGATCTCCGAGCGGATCGCCCAACGGTTCGGGGCGGCGAATGAAGGCTTGGCGAAGGCGTCGGCGGATCCGCAGCTTGGGGGCCTGCCTCAGTTCGCCGCCGAAACGCTGGGTTCTATGGTTGGATCGCGCGGCGATCCAAACTTTTGGTATTCGTGGGCGCTGCCGGGCGGCGGCGCCGGGAAGGCCGCGTGGTCGCGCATTGGCTCGGCAGCGCTGACCCAAGGCCTCGGCATGGCCGCAATGACGGCGCTGCAGCAACCGGCGACGCAGGCGCTGCGGGCGCAAGCCGGCCTCGAAAACAACGCGCTGGAAGAGATCGCGGCGGCGGGCCTTGGCGGCGCGCTGATTGGCGGCGGCGCGCACGCCGTTTTGTCCGAGACCGTTCCTGCGTTGCGCCGCGTTCTGGCGGGGGACGCCAGGCCGGCCGACTTTGAGGCGGCGGCGGCCGCCGGCGTCCATGTGGATGAGCCGACGCAGCAAGCTATCGCCCAAGAGGCCAATGCCGTGAGGGCAAGCGCTGAGACGCTGAAGGCGCCCGAAACCGTTCCTGAGGGAACGGCCCGAACTGCTTTTGCCGAGGGACTAACCCATGCTGAAGATCCGAATGCGCCTCCTCCGCTCGTCGACCGGCCGGTTCCGCCGGGAACCACGGACGATCTGGCGCGCAAAGTGGTCGGCGAAGCGCAAAGCCCGGGCGAAGCGATCGACGCGCTGAAGGCGCATGATCTGGCCTATGAGCCAGCCGAGTTTGACGCAAAGATTGCGGAGCGGGCGCGCGCGGCCGCGCCGGAGGTGTTCCGCCAGGCCGACGAACTGGACAACACGATTGCCTCCCTGCGTCAGCAAATCTCTGACGCGGTGAGCGCGCCGCCGGCGGCCGAAGTCACCTCCGGGCGTGCGGCCGTGTTGCAGGCGCAATTGGACGATGTCCAGCAGCAGCTTGGGGCCATCACAGGCAAGCGGCGCAGTTCGCCGCGCGCCAAGGCGCTGCGCGATCAGGCGGCGCAGCTCGCCGATGAAATCGAACGCGCGCGGGCCTCTGCCGAACAGGACGCGTCGGCGGCCGCCGCACGCGAGAGCGCGCGTATTCAGACGATGCGGCTGTATCTCAACGAGAAAATCAATGACCGCGCCCGGCTCGGGCCAGAGATTTCCTCCGCCCGGGCGGCCGCCGAGGCGGAGGCCGAAGCAATCGGCGTGAGGCGTGGCGCGATTGCGAGCGCGCTCTCGTCGCAGGATCCGGAGATTCGCGATCTTGGGCGGCTGGCCTCGCTGGGTGACGAGGCTTTGAAGCTCGTCAGGGGCGGCGACGTCGATCCTCTGCATGGCGTGATTGTCGCCGGATCGTCGCATGATCCGGCGTTGCAGGCCGAACTGCTGAGCGTGATCAAGACGGCCAAGCCTCAGACGGTCGAAGAGGCGCGGCAGGTGGTGACGGAACATCTGGCGGTGAAATCTGCCCGGGAGGCGGCTGCTGTGCGGATGGGTGGCGGCGATCAGGAGGCTGTCCCGGCCTCAGTTTCGTCGGCGGAAATTATCGCGGCCACCAAGGCCAAGCTTCGCCGGTGGAAGGAGGCCGCTCCGCAAAGGACTGTGGAGGCGGTCAGCGCGGCGGCGCCGGCCAATCAAGCCAGGTTGGCGGAAGCGGCTGCGCGGATAGCCGAAGAAGTCGGCGTGAAGTTCATCAACCCCGGCGTAAAAAAACCGGAGCTGGTTCGGGAAAAATTCGTTCGCAAGGAATACGAACACGCGGGTGAGATCACTGATGCTGTGCGCGGGGGCTTCGAAGTCGCGACGCCAGTTCAAGCTGACAGCATCGTGACAGCTCTCGGCAAAGTCTTTGATGTTCTGGATGAGGGCTGGAAGGTAACTGACGAGGGATATTTCGACAGGAAAGTTTTGGTGCGCTTTAGCGATGGACAAATCGGCGAAGTCCAGATGCTCGAACCCAATGTGCTGGCCGCAAAGAAGAATGGTGGCCACTCGCTTTACGAAGAATATCGTAAGCTTCCGTTTGATGATCCGCGCGGCGAAAATCTACTTACGGCGCAACGCGCTCTTTACAGTGCGGCCCTATCCAAGGCCGATCCTGCTTTTGCAAATGCGTTGTCAGGAAGCGGCGGCAGCTCCTTGAACACAAGGTGGAACAGTTCTTTGGACATGAGCGGGGCGGAATGGGCGACATCCGCATCGGAAACCCGCTTCCACGATCCGCGAACGACGGCCCAAGCTTCGACCCATCCCGGCGCCGAAGCCAGCAGCGCGGGGCGCCCATCCCAGTCGCAGTACGAAAGTCTCATCGAAAAAGCTCCTCAGGAATCAGGCTCACAGCATACGTCTGATGTCAACAGGGAAGGATCGGAAATGATCAATCAGGTTCCCGTCACGCGGCCAGATGGAACGGTCGCCTTCCTGAGCCGCGCCGATCTCCAGTTCGCCGCCGCGCGCGAGCGGTTCATGGCGGACGTGGTGCAGGCTTGCAAATCATGACCGGCCGTCGGGGAAGTCTGCACCGTCCCCGACAAATGGGGAGACGGTCATCTCTTCTCCCCTGCCGGCAAATGAAACATAGGCCGAAGGCCGGCGCTGCTCAATGGCTCACGCGGCCTTGAAGGCCTCCTCGAGCCAGCGCTCGGGAATGCGCGTGCCGCGATGGGTTTCGCCTTCGACCTTGTAATTGCCGGTGCCCTTGGCGCCGGCCAATTTCTTGAGGGCGAAGCGCCATGTTTCCGCCCAGGGCGTGCCGTCGAAGATTTTGCGGAGGCTCGGGCCGTAGCTGGAAATCCAGAAGAAGGCCTCGCCGTCTTCGCCTTCCTCGATCCTGATCCCGTGGCACATGAGGTCGTAGCGGGCGGTGTCGTCGCCGTCGAGCGCGCGGGTAATGATCCGGGCGAAGGTTTGCTCCTCGGCTTCCTTGCCGGGTTCTTCCACTACCAGCTTGTGAGACAGGATGTGCCGCAGGCAGATGACGGCGTCCGGATCGGTCGTCTCGGCGGCGATCTCAACAACTGGCATAGCTGGCATGCCAAGCTGCGCCCAAAGGGTGCGCGCGATGGCAGGTCCGAACAGCGCGCGCGCCTCGCGCAGCATCGCCAGCTTGACGTTGAGCACGGTGATCGGTTCGTTGTCGATCGGTTCCGGCTCGTCCTCCTCGTGTTCGGCGGAGGCCGGAAGCACATAGGAGCCGGTGCGGCGCAGGGAAGGCAGGACTTCATGCGCCAGCCAGCGCTTGAAGCGTTCGGCTTCCGGCTTACGGGAAGTGAAGATCAGGCGGTAAACGCCGGCTTCGGAGACGATGATAAGCTCCTGAGCGCCCCGAGGGGTGGGTACACTACACCCACCCCTTTCGTCGTCATCCAAGCGGGCGAGCGCTTGATGGTGGTCGGAGATCTTAAGGACGGCGCAAACGTCCTTGCCAACGAACCAAGGCTCGTCATCTTTCTTGACCGTCCGCACCAAGCTATCTTCAAACGCGAACGGGATAACGTTTCCGGGCAATGTGCTATAGGTCTCGGCAGCCGATGACATGGGTCACTCCGTGTCGTGGGTTAGAGCCGGGTGCGAGATGCCACTCTTGCCCCGGCTTGTCTTTTCTCGTACCATAAAAGCATGAATGCGGCAATAACTGGTACGAGAAAAAGAGGGCGCCCGCCAACGGGGGCGGTGTCGATCCATTTGAGGGTCGAGCCTGATATGTTGCGCGCTTTGGATGCCTACATCGCGGCGGAAGAGCCACGTCAAAAATTGACTCGCCCTGAGGCGATTCGCCTGCTTTTATCGGGCGCGCTAGCCGCTGCTGAGCGGCTTAAATAATCATTTGAGATTCTTTATGGGGTTCGTGAATTTCATCCGAAATTTGTTCCGTCGTAAAAAGCGCGGAACTGCAATCAAGTATGCGTACGCTATTGATGCCATCATAGGCATGTCCGATGAAAGGTTCGCCCTTTTTGTTAAGGATATGTTCGAAAGAGAGGAGCCCGGCGTGCGGGCTACTGCGGCTTTGGCTTACATGCGGCTGCGTATGATAATCCCGGAAGCGATTAGGGACGCAAGGGCGGCTGGAAGCGAGAGCACGCATGAAGAGTTTATGAGTTTGTTTATAGATAGATTTTCGAAAGATGAAAATAGCTTAAGAGCATCTGCGCTTTTTTTTCTCGGGTATTTGCAGTTTAGGCTAACTGAAATGGCAAATACTAATATAGTACTAAGAAGCACCTGTGCTGATTTGTGGTTTAAGATGGCAAGCGCGGGGATATATCTTAGTAAGATTCTTGAGGCAAGTTCTAGCTTCGGAATGTTTGAAGGCGTTCCGTACGAAATAAAAACGGAAAGCGATGGTGTTGGATTTATAACAAATATTCTCGTTCCTGATTGCTATAGAGACGATGAGCGGTTCCGCTTGTTGGCTGAGGCGCATGGTTTCAAAATATGGCCGAAGCTCACTTAACTTACAGTCGTCCCCGCCATGATGTCCTCACCGGAGGTCCATCATGGCGTTCAACGATTGCATCCTTTCCGCCGTCGCCCAAGGCGCTCTTGAGAAAGACGAGGGCGACGATCTGATCCGCCGTTATGAGGCGCATCTGGCGTCCGTCCAGGTCGAAACCAAAAACGTCGGCGACCTGCCGGCGACGGTCGACCAGGAGAAGGCGGCGAAGGATCGGCTGTTCAAAGAGATCGACGAAGACGCCAAGCGCAAGGAATTCTTCCTCAAGCGCAATGACGAAGTGATCGGTAAGCTGGTCCACGTCGCGCAAACCTACATGTACAAGGGCGCGCACGATGTGCTCGAAGCCATGCTCGGCGTGCTTGAAAACAAGAATAACGCCCTGATCGGCGTGCCTTCGGTCGCGGGCCGGCGCGATGCGCTGCTTGGCGAGGCGCACGCAAAAATGGAGCAGATGCTCTATGAGTTTCGGCGCAACTGGTTCTCCGGCAGGCGAATGAACCCGCTGCGCGAAAACAATCTGATTGATGAGGCTTTTGCGACGGCGACTGGCGATGACGCTGCAAAGGGATTTCTCGCGGCCTTCCGTGGCGCGACAGATGATCTGATGAACCGTTTCAATGAATTGGGCGGCGAGGTCAGGCTTATGGACGATCTCTCGCCGCACGGCGGCTATTTCCCGCAACCGAAGGAAGACGCCCGCATTCTCGCGCGCATGGGCGTGGATAAATGGGTGGAGTTCATAAAGCCGCTCTTGGGCGTCCAGTACATGCGCGACCCACTGACCTATGGGCCGCTGTCGCCAGAACGGCTTGACGAAGCGCTCAGGGTGGTCTTCTGGCGCAAGGTGACCGATGGCGCGCTCGAGATGAAGCCGGCCATGGCGCAGTTTGGCGAAGGCGCCTTGGCGAACCAGCGCGCCGAACATCGCTTCTTGATCTTCAAAGATGGTGACGCCTGGCGCGCCTATGACGCGGCGATGGGGTCGAACGGCGCCTATGCGGCGATGATGCACCACGTCGAGAGTCTAGCGCGCGATGTCGCCGCCCTTGAGGTGCTTGGCCCCAATCCTGCCGCAATGGTCGAATGGATGCAGCAATTCGTCCACCATGAGGCGGCCAAGGCGGCGGCGGGGCAACCAAGCCTTTGGCGCGGTGGCCCGACGATCGCCAAGGCCGGCGGCGTCGATAGCGGCGCATGGCAAGTGCCGCGCCTGTGGCGGTCGCTGCGAGGCGGCGCTGACGTGGGCAATATGAACGCCGCCGATCTGTTCGGGGCGACGCGCAACCTGCTCATGGCTACGCAGCTCGCGTCAACTCCCGTGCTAGCCTTCTTCACGGATCCTTTTCAGGCAGCCAATGCGCGCCGATTCGCCGGCGTCCCGTTCGCGCGCTATTTCGCCGACACGGCGAGGCAAATCTTCGCCAAAGCGGATCGGCGCGAGGTGGTCGCCGCCGGCGTGATCTTCCAAGATGCGATGGAACACCTGGTCGGCGACGTGCGCAGGATGGGAATGACCGTCGGCGCGATCTCCGAGGCATCCAAGTTTCTGCCTGATCGCATCATGACATGGAACGGCCTGACGCCGTGGACGCACGCGCAACGGCGCGCCGGCGCCATGAGCTTCATGCAGCGCGCCGGGAGCTTAGCGGACAAAAGCCTTGAGGAGATCAAAGCAGCCGACGTTGATGGATCGCGCTTCGGGCGCTGGCTTGAAGGCTATGGCATTGGCGAAGCCGAATGGGACAAACTTCGTGCGACCGCGCCTGCTGGCGACGAAGTGGCGATGTTGCGCCCGATCGACGCGTTCAAGGCGGCGGCGGAAACGGGTGACGCCGATCTGCGCGAAATCGGGCTGCGCTATTCGGAGGCCGTGCACTCATTCATCGAAGAAAACACGCCGGAAGGGACGGCGCGTGTGCGTGCGACTTTCCGGGGCGAGCGGCGCAGCGGGACGTGGCTTGGCGAGCTGGGCGCGTCGGCCGGCATGTACGTGACATTTCCTTGCAATGTCTGGACATCGATGATGAGCGCCGCGATGCATGAGAGCGCGAGCGGGCGCACCGGCTGGAAGTGGATCACCGGCTGGAAGTGGATCATGGGGGGCGTCGCGACGTTGACGCTGGGCGGCGCGATTCTGACGCAAGTGCGCGAGTTGCTGAAAGGCCGCGATCCTCTGCCGGTGAACTCCATAGAGTTTTGGGAGGAAGCGCTTGTTCGCGGTGGCGGCGGCGGCGTCTGGGGTGATTATCTCGCTGCCGATATGTCGCGTGGCGGCAACACGATTGGCGCGAAGGTGGCAGGGCCGGTCGCGGGCCTGCTCGGTGATGTGATGAACCTGGTCAATCCGCGCCTGCTCGCGCAGTTCTCCGATGAACAGCCAAACCGCGCCAAGGCCGCTGTAAATCTCGCGTCGAAACTGACGCCCGTGCAAAACATGTGGTGGCTCAAGCCCGTCACTCAGCGCGCGCTTTGGGACCAACTTCAGGCGTGGGCCGATCCTGAAGCCTATCGGAACTGGCGACGGCGGGAAAAAAAGTTGCGCGACGATACAGGGCAGGGCGTCTGGTGGGGGCCCGGCGATATCGCGCCTCGCCGCGCGCCGGACTTTTCGACGTCCTGGCGCGGCTGATCCGCGCTTAATCCTCGCGCACGCGAAGCATTCTGGGGCCACTTCGGAGGCCCCTTATGTCGTCACTCACGCCCATCGTTCGCGATACGCGCCAGCGCGACATTGTCGCCGCCGTTGGGCAGACGGTTTTCAATTTCACCGCTTTCCTGATTGATCCTCTCGACCTGGTCGTTCTTTGGCGGCCGGATGGCGCGACGGATTTCTTCAGCGCCACCGGCTACACGGTCGCGCTCGTCTCCGGCGGCCTGTCCGCCACGGTGACATTTGCGACGCCGCCGCGTCCGACTGACGGCGATCCCTCGATCATCGTTCGGCTGATCGGGTGCCGCATCGGCAACAGAATCACTGATGTGACGCGCGGCGGCGCGCTCTCCTCGGCCATGCTCGAGCGCGAACTCGATGCGGTTGAAATCACGCTGCAGGAGCTGCGTCGCGATATCGGCGCGGCCTCGTCCCTGTTCTCGAACTCCGTGACGATGCGCCAGGCGCGGACCTGGCTGGCCTCTCAATCGGTCGCTGGGCTCTCCGCCATTTACGTCATTGATCAGGGCGTGTCGGCCGACATCGCCGATCCCCTCACGATCCAATGGCGGCACGGCGCGACCATGGTCGCCGGCGATGCGCTCTACGCCTTCATCCAATCCACCCTTGGCCTGTCGTCCTCGCAGATGGGCGCGGCCTTTGTCGCCATGAAGGGACTCGCCTCTTGATCCGTAAGCTGTTCGCATTCCTCGCGCTGCTTCTTCTGTGGGCAGCGCCGGCTGGAGCGGCCGAAACGTCGGTCAACTTCGGTTTGCGCACGGGCGCTAATCCGCGCACCGTCTGCATTTACGACGCCTCTCATACCTGCGTGCCGATTGGGGCGCTGGATAACGCCGCGCACGCGTTCTTGCCGGTGGCCTCCGTGACGGGGAACCTGCTGACCGGCTCCAACGCGTACTCGGGGAGCAACACGTTCAGCGGCGCGGTCACGTTCAATGATGCGCGGACGGCGGGGCCAGTCAAAGAGCCTGTGGGGCTGCGTCAGGTCGCGACGCGCTCTTATATTCCGGTCAAGCTCGGCAACTGGCAGCAATGCCAGGGGCGCACCATGCACGTCGCGCGCGACAACATCACGTCGTTGCAGGTGGCCTATGCGTCGTGGATTGGACAGGCCTCGAACGGCGAGACGATCGCGCCACAGTCTTTGACGTTTCAGGTTGCCATTGAATACCCGGCCGGCGTGGAAACGCGGGTCACGTGGAGCGGCACAAACTCCAATGTTCAGTCGCCGGGTCAATCGCTGCTCTCCGACGCCATCGCCATAAATATCCCGAAGAATGCGACGTTCTGGCTGCGGCCTCTTGTCTCGACCGCGGCGGGTTCGGCCGGGATGCCTTACACGGGCAACGGCGACAACAATGGCGGCCCGATCTACGCGGCAGGCGGTGACGCGCTCAACTGCGGCGCCAGCGTCGCCAATCAGGTGATGGGCGGCACGATCGCCGACAACCAGAGTGGGCAAGCCGCAATCTACCCGGTCGCCATCGTCGCGCAGACGACGGTTCGGTCTGTGATGATCGCCGGCGACAGCAACGGGTGGGGCTATCGCGACGTGCCATCGCAGGGCGGCGACGTCGGTGTCATCGCTCGGTCCATCGGCCCGACGATGGCCTATATCAACGCGAGCGTGTTTGGCGACAGCGCCAACGGCCTCGCCAATGGCCATTCAGCCCGCGCGGCCCTGGCGGCATATGTCACTGACGTTGTGGTTCAGGTCGGAATTAACGACGTATCCGTCGGATATCCGGAAGCGACGGTCAAAGCAAACCTCAAGACAATTTGGGCGTCGTTTCCCGGCAAGCCGGTATATCAGGCCACCTATCCGCCGTACTCAACTTCAACTGACGCTTATAAGACCGTCGATAATCAGACGCCATTCGCCAATGATAATGTGCGGCAGGACATAAACGACTGGTTCAGGATGGTTCCAGACCCAAACCTTGCTGGCGTTATCGACTTGGCCGACGCGGTCGAAGCTTACAGGGGAAGTGGAAAATGGGCTGTCTGGGGGCCGAATTGCAGTGGCTATTGCCAGCTCACCTTTGACGGCTTGCATCTGAACTACCCGGCCAACGCCCTGGTCGTGAAATCCGGCGTGGTCATGGCCGCTCTAACCGCCGGTCGTTATCGGTGAGGTGACAAGATGACTTTCCTTACAACGCCTCTTCACTTCACGCCCACGGACTTCGCCGCATATTGCTCCGGCCTTCGTTGGGACAAAAGCTGGCGGCCGAGCGCCATCACTGTCCACAACACGGCGGAACCCAACATCAAGCAATGGGCCAAGGCTGGCTTGGGAATCGCGGGCGGGACGCAGCGCGTCAAGAACCTGAACGCCTATTACAAGACCAAGGGCTGGCACAGCGGCCCGCACCTGTTCGTGGCGCCGGATTTCATCTGGCTCGCCTGTGATCTGGAAGCGGACGGCGTTCACGCCTCCTGCTTCAACAAGACGTCGATCGGCGTCGAGATGGTCGGCGACTATGCGACCGAAGCTTTCGACGCCGGCGATGGCGCCAAGGTGCGCGACAACGCCGTCGCCGCCATCGCCGCGATCTGCCGCGCGCTCAACATCGCTCCGACCGCGATACGCTTTCACCGCGAATGCCTGCGGGATCATCACGACTGCCCGGGCAAGCTTGTGGACAAAACCGATTTCGTCGCGCGCGTCACGACGGCGCTCGCAGCGGGAAAAACGAGAAAGGAACACGCATGAAATTTTCGTCTGTCTTCGCGGTCTCTGTCGCGATTGTTTTCGCCTTGCTTGGCCTCGCGCCGGCGCACGCCGCCGACGCCGCGCCTCAGGTGGTGGTCATCCCTTGGGGCGACTGGCTCAAAGAGTTGATCGTCGCCGTTGGGGGCGTCGCCGTCACGCTGGCGTCGTTCCTGGTCGCCAAGTTCGTGCCGTCTTATCTCCGGCTGTTCATCACGGACGGCATGGTGACGAACGCGGTGAACACCGCCTTGGCGCAGGTCGAGGGCGCGGTGGCGGGACAGAAACTCCCGTTGCCGATCGCGAACGCCGTCGTCGCCGAAGCGGTGAGCTATATCGTGGCGTCCGAGCCGAAGGTGGCGAAATGGCTTGGCGACAAGCTCAAGCCGCTCGTCTTGGCCAAGCTCAGCGCGCTCGGCTGTGCGCCGGTGTCCGCCATCGGGTGACGCCCTACGCGCGGCTCGGATCGGCCGAGCCGCGCATTCTCTCGCAATTGGAGATTGAGATGAGCCCCGCTGCCAGCGATCCAACCCTGCATGAGCGCGTCGCTGTGCTGGAGCAGATTGCCGAGGACATGGCTCCGAAGGTTGATGCCATGTACGAAATGATGCTCCAGGGCAGGGGCGCTACACGGCTTGGGCGCGCCGTCGTTGGCATCGCTGGAACGGCCGGGATCTTCACAGTTGTCGGCCACAAGTGGCACGCCTTTCTCGCGTGGCTGGGGAGCTGATGGATTGTGCGATTTTGGCCGCGAAACGGCGAATGTCGCATGGTCACTCTCGTAACAGTTTGAAATATAATAACTTTATGATAACTCTTAATCAGCGGGTCCAAGGTTCGAGCCCTTGTGCGCCCACCATCGAAATCTCGAGCTAATCTGATTAGCAAAAGAAAAGCCGGCGTTCATCGCCGGCTTTCTTGCGTTTGGACTTCTCGACGGCGCCCCTTGGGCTGTTCCGGCGACGAACCCATTGGAGCGCCGCCTGAAAAATCTTCCGGGTGGGCCGGGCGGTTGTCCGCCCGGCGCGCGTTCGCTTGCCTCAGCCTTGGAAGATCAGCAGCACGAAAGCCAGGAACAGCAGCAAATGCACGATTCCCTGCAGGATGTTGGTGCGCCCGCTGGCGAATGTGACGATGCTCACCCCCAGCGTCAGCAACAGCATCACGAAGTCGGCGTGTTCGACGCCCAGCACCATGGTGCGACCGGTCCAATGGCTCACGACCAGCATGGCCGGCACAGTGAGGCCGATCGTCGACAGCACCGACCCCAGGAAAATATTGATGGACCTTTGCATCTGGTTGCGGACCGCCGCCGCGGTGGCGCCAATCGCCTCCGGCGTCGCCACCAGCGCCGCGATCGTCACGCCTCCCAATGTGGAGGGCGCTCCCATGGTCTCGATCAGATAATCGACGGGATGCGCGAGCTGTTCGGCCAGATACACGACGGGCAGCATGAAGGCGCCCAGCATGGCCGCGTGGAAGGCGATGGAGCGGCTTCCCGTCGGCGCGACCTTGCCATGGCGTTCCTCCTGGTCCGGCCCGGTGAAATAGCCGCGGTGCCGGCCCGTCTGCGCCGTGAGGAAGGTGGCGTAGAGCGCCGCCGCCATCAGCGACAGGAAATGCTCCTGCGCGTTTGAGAGCGTCGGTCCCGCCGTCGTCGTGGTGTAATTGGGCATGATCAGCGTCAGCACCGCCAGCGGAATGATCACGCCGAGATAGGCGTTCGCCCCTTGCAGATTATAATGCTGTTCGCGGCGCCTGAGCGCGCCAAGCAGCAGCGACAGGCCGACCATTCCGTTGAGCACGATCATGATCACCGACAGCAGCGTGTCGCGCACCAGCGTCGGATTGTTGGCGCCGTGCAGCATGATGGCGGAAATGCTCATCACCTCGATCGCCGTCACCGCCAGCGTGAGGATCAGCGTGCCGTACGGCTCTCCCATGAGCTGCGCGAGGTGCTCGGCATGACGCACGACGCCCAGCGACGAGACCAGGATCACGCCAAACAACCACAGGAAGACGAATCCGAGCTTCGCCGGCTGGCTCAAGTCTGAGAGTATCAAGGGGCCGAAGCTGAGGAAGGCGGCGCAGGTCGCCACCGGAATCGCCAGCACGCTCTCGCGCCTGAGGGTCGCGCGCAAATTTGTGGGGGGCGGGGCGTGGGGCGCCGCTTCGCTGATGCTCAT